CCTCAACTAACCCTACATTGGTCAGGTCGAACAGACCTAAGTTGTCTAGCCAGGGCGGGCCTTGATCCAAGGACCCCCCAGTATTACCTAGACAACCTTGGATCAAACATGAGCCAAGCCAAAAACTGGTGCTTCACCCTTAACAACCCTGACCTTTTCCCCAATGAAGTGCAGGAGCAACTCGAATCACTGGATCTCGAGTGCGCCGTCTTCCAACTAGAGACGGGAGAGCAAGGAACCGTCCATTACCAAGGATTTCTCATCCTCAACAAAAAGGACCGCCTGACCGCCCTACGCGGATTATTCGGTGGTCGTGCTCATTGGGAGATAGCAAAAGGAACCCCAGCTCAAAACATGGCCTACTGTACGAAGCCGGGAGGAATCGGCGAGCCCTGCATTCTGGGAAATTTCCCCGAAGCGGGTCAGGGTAAACGCACCGATCTCGACCTCGTTCACTCCCGCCTCAAGCATGGACTCCTCGACATCGACTTCTCAAACGAGTTCTTCGGACTCTGGGTCCGATACCCCAACCTTGTCGCGAACTACAACGCTGCGCAATCTCGACCCCGCGATCAATCGAAAGCGACGCGATGCGTACTCTACTACGGACCATCTCGCGTCGGAAAGTCTCGACTGGCGGAAGCTCACGCCTCCACGATCGGTTCCCACTACCGTAAGCATCCTGGAAAGTGGTGGGACAACTACTGCGCCCAACCCTCTGTCGTATTCGACGATTTTCGCGGATCTTTCATGTCTTTTACAGACTTTAAGCTCACAGTCGATCGATACCCCCTTCGTGTGGAGTTCAAAGGGTCTTCACGTGAGCTGGAAGCCACCAACTTCTTCGTCACGACCAACTACCCACCGTCTACGTGGTGGGATCCTTCCGTCACAGGAGGATGCGTTGAAACAATAGAGAATCGCATCACAGAGGTCTACTACATGCCTGCTAGAGGCCTCATCAAGTACTATCCCAGCTTCCGGGAATTTTCCCAGAATATTCTCACCCCCTTCCCCGAAAATGTCCCTGGCCCAGTCCTCGACACACTCACCTTCGCTGAGGATGGGTCGCCGTCGCACAGTCTCCCGCCGACGTTCCAAGTACAGTAAAAAGCGCACATATCGCCGTAAGACCAAAGTACGCCGCTCTCGGGGCATGCAACGCATGAAGACAATCCGCTGGCCCTCCCGCAACCCTATGGGTGACTCTCTGTACTACAAAGCAATTGCTACGTTCGGTCAGACTATCAACATTGCTTCAGGGTCCTCCAATGCGGACATCATCTCTGTATCCCAAATTAACAACATGCCTGTTCTTGCCGCACTTTTCGGCGACGCCCCCGGACTCCGCCAACTCGGCTCGTCCTTCGATCGCTACCGCATCAGCGGTCTCACTGTTAAACACACTGTTTGGCCTCAGGGCCTAGCTGGTGACCTACCTGTGTATCTGTACACCAACGCTGGAGCGCATGCGGACGACGTTCCAGTTCCCAGCATCAACACAACCCCTGAACTCCGCTGGGCGAAGACGCGCCTGGTCAAAATACCCTCTGCTGGTGGTAATCCCACTAGTATCAGCACCTACTACAACGTGCGTAAGACGGAGGGCCCAGACGCCATCGTCAAAAACGATCTCGCCTACACCGCCCGTACCGCAATCGGCGCCCTCTCTGGCTGGGCCGGCGCACTCGAAGGCCCTCGCTTCCGTACCGGTCTCTTCACAATGACCGGAGGCAACGCTGGACAAATCCAAGTCCACTATGTTAAAACCACATTCATTTTGCATCTCAAAATGTTTGAACGCAAGATTACTTTGCAATAAATACTTTTATTTCCTTACAGCAAACCGCTCACCACATTTCATACAGACCTGGTAACGTCCAGATCTTGAACCAACGACGAATCCACTTAATAAGTGCTTGCATCTTTTGCCATACGACCTTTTGAAAGAGTCTGTTTGGCGACTGTACTTTACAGCACCTTGCCATTTGGGCATTTCCAGGAAAAGTGAACAGACCTGAATTCCAGGGTACCACCCTAACCAATCCGCGCCCGACTTATGGGCCCGGGGTCTGGGGGGCTGGCGTAGCCCCCCGGGAGCGCCGCGGAGGCAGGAGGCGCTCGAAGAGGCCGACCAGGTGAACCATGCATCTGCGATCCTTAATCCTTGCCCCGCAGGTTAGTAAAATATCTGAGAATCGTCAACCGCAGGTTGCCTCAACTAACCCTACATTGGTCAGGTCGAACAGACCTAAGTTGTCTAGCCAGGGCGGGCCTTGATCCAAGGACCCCCCAGTATTACCTAGACAACCTT